TGGCTATGAAGGTTGTGGATTCAAAGCTTCTATTAAAGGAGAAGATGAGTTTGATTTAAATCTTGTTGCCGTATGTAAGTATGATTGTATTTGTGGAAACAAGTTCGACAGAAAGGAAGGTGAGAAAGATGATGAAGAAAAGAACATTTAGGATACTCATTATAGTCTTTTCCTGCATTATAATGGGATATTTTCTCGTTGGAACAATCCTTAATCCATCTGTCTATGAAGTGACAAGATGTTTGTTGTTTGGCTTATACTTAGGATATTACACATATTGTTTATATAGTATTTATGAAGGAGGTGAAAATGAAGATTAGATTGGCAAAGAAGATAACGAAGCAGCAGCCAGATAACTTCTTATCTCTGCATAAGACGAGCTTGTACTGGCTTTGTGCTTGGAATAGATATAACAATTATGTACATCCATCATATCTTGGTAATGGGAAGTTAGACCATAGAATTAGTAAAGCATTAAGAATGATGGTTAAATAGGATGAACGTATTATTGTTAAGCGATTGAGAGTAAAAATTAATTAGTATATGAAGAATAAGATTTTAAACTTAGTCAAGCCAGCCGTTTGGTTTGTCTTGTGTTTGCTCGTAGGTGCGTTGACTTTTGAGGGCATTCGCTCTTTGACTAATAGCAATGAACCTGCAAAGAAGATTGGTGTGTCAGTATTCACTGAGGAAGGACACGATTATCTGGTTGTGGACACGAAACATGGTGTTTGCGTTATTCACGCAGAAAGTTGTCCTTGTTGTAAAAAGAAAGCGCATGAAAGAGGTAAGCATTAAAGTAGAAATGACAGTACCTGATGACTTCGATACTAATCAGTTCTGTCTAGCCACAGTGAGCGGAGACTACCCAGAATTAGCTGAGGAGTTCTGCCGCTCAGTAGCAAGTGAATGTGATATAGACAAGGAAGACATTGAGAATGACTTCCAAATCGGATTTGAAACTATATAAGATTAAGAGATATGAAAAAGTATGAATATGAGTATATGGTAACTTCTATTATTATTGATAAAGCCGACGAAATAAGCAAAGCATTGTCTGGTAGATTCAATAAAGAAGGCTATGACGGTTGGGAGTTAGTGCAATGGAACATCATGCCACCTGCTGCACTCTTAACGGCTTCTACAACACATTGCTGTGGCTCAATATATATTCTTGCAACATTTAAGAAGAAGTTGAGAGTGTAATGGTAAGCAATGATACTGAGCTTAGAATGATAGCTGCACAGATAACTATGAAGTCTTCTGTTGGAGCAGAAGACTTATGCAGCCGTTATAGTAGTGTATCACGTATGTTAGGTAATATGTTTAATGATGTGTATTACATTCTCCAAAATGTAAGATACAGATATAAATACAAGTAGGTATGAGCAAACAATTATTTGACTTCTCGGAGGCTCTGAGAAGAATGAAGGAAGGAAAGAAAGTGAGAAGGGTAATCTGGAAAGAATGTGGAGCTTATATCCATATTATCTCTGAGACTATTGTGGCTGTATGCGATGGCAATTTCTTTCCTTGTGTTTTCAAAGATTCTGAGGATATTCTCGCAACAGATTGGGAGGAGGTGGAAAGATGAAAAAGAAAGTATTGACCCTCACAGTCAGCAAGCAATGGTTCGACATGATTGCTGACGGAAGAAAGGATGAAGAGTATCGGGAGATAAAGCCGTATTGGATTAAACGACTGACCACTAACTGTGAAGTAGCTTATGATGTGGCGGCAGAAACATATTGCGGAGAAGTGCTCTATCGCCCTTACACCCACGTCCTCTTCATCAATGGCTACCGCAAGAATAGTCCGCGTATAGAAAAGGAGATTGAGAGTATCACCATCGGCAAGCCTGAGAAAGGCTTATGCCCCGACAAGTGGCTTGATACTGAGTTTTTTATCATTAAATTCAAGTAGCGTATGACAAACGAGGAATTTTTCAATGCTCATATGGGTGAGCGAGTTCTTTATAAAGGTAAGGACATCGGGGCATACGTAGCAGGTTATGTAGAGGAAAAGTATATTATCTTAGGATTTGATGATTATACAGGCTGCATTCTGTGCTTCACTTCAAAAGTGAAAAATCTTTGTGGCATATATCACTCATACCGATTCGCAAAGTTGAAGTATTTGGAAGTAATAAAACATCAGTAATATGGAAAAAGAAGAAAAATGTTGTGGCAACTGTCTTTGGATGGGATGCGAAGACATCTTAGGCAATGGATGGTGCTACAAAAAAGATTGCGAAACATCTTGTGATAAGGTTTGCAAGAAACATGAATTTTAAACTTTAAATATTAAAATGGAAAAGATTTACAGACATTTCAAAGGAGGTTATTACAGATTTATTACTGAGGTCACTAATAGTGAAACTCAGGAGAAAGAAGTTGTTTATCAGGCTCTCTATGGAGAGTGCAAGGTTTGGACTCGCCCTGCCGATATGTTCTACGGAAAGGTGAACGTTGATGGTGTGGAGATTAATAGATTCACCGAGGTTGTTGGTGTGCCTGTCTTATTCAAAAAGACTAACGAGAACGCTATCATGCCATCCAAGGCGCATGACGATGATTTCTGCTATGACTGCTATGCTGTTTCAGAGGAAGAGATTGCGCCTAACGTATGGAAATATGGTCTAGGATTTTCGCTACAGATTGAAAACCGCAATAAGCCTGCTGATATTTCAAGATGCTTCACGCTCCGTCCTCGCTCTTCTGTATGGAAGACTGGCATGGTTCTCAGTAACTCAGAAGCAACCATTGATGATGGTTTTGTTGGCGAGATTTCTGCTGTCTTCTATCACGTTATGCCAAATATGCCGCGATACAAGGTTGGTGATAAAATCGTGCAATTTCACTTAGAAACAAGTGACAACATCATGTTTATAGAGACGGATGAATTAAACAAAACAGAGCGTGGCGATAACGGCTATGGCTCTTCTGATAAGAATGGTATGGTACTCTAAAGTAAAAGGTCTTACAGAGAAAGTAATTGAGTTATATCCAACGATGTCTTCAAGGGAAATAGCAGAGATTACAGGATTTGCCAAGACTACTATAATTCGGTGTGCTGCAAAGAATCATCTTAGGCACACCGAAGAAACACAGAAAAGAATAGATGAATACGTAAGACAACGAAGGTCTTCTGGTAGAAAATCATACGACTATTCTAAATTGAGCAAGAAGATTACTCATACAAGAAAGATGGAATCGTGGCGTGTAAGAAGTGGTCTAGAACAAAATACAAAATATAAAGTTCGTATCACTCCAAAGCGCATACAAAATGCAATGTATCATCTTAGGCAAAAGTATGGTTATTTCTATGAAACTGTTGACAAAACTGTATTATATTACGATTCGCAAACAATACGTGTGAAAAACGAGAATTACTATACTGAAAAGTATGGAATCTCTTTTATTCTGGCTGACGAATAACTTCTGTGCATTATCTATATGTTTAGGGGTGACTATCCATCACGGACGGTCACCCCTTTTTTGTTTATAAATCAACTAATAACAAAACAAAAACATTAGAAAAAAACTAAGAACGTTTGTGTAGTTTTAGCTTCCAGTATATCCAACCTAAAAATGCAAGAATACCTATAAAAAGACAAACTGACGCTATCTTACCTATATTCAAGAAAGCTTTATCTGTCTTTGATAGTTGCTTCTCTACATATACTTTATCTTTCGATATTTCGCTTATCGTTGAGATTAAGGAGTCACACTTGCTATGATATATCGCAGCACTATCCTTGTATTCCTTAAGACTAGAAATACTATCTCTCAGTATCTGTACGTCTTCATGTGATATTTCGTGATATTCGTAGTGAAATTTATCCTCACCAACCTTGTTGCCGTTCGCGTCATACTTCGAAGCTGTACTATCCTTGATATGTGTCTTCTCTTTCGTAGTTGACTTCACGGATTCCTTGTGCGATGCTCTGTATGATTCCAGCTCCTTTACAAGCCTTGCGTTGAAGAGTGAATCCCACTTAGCCTCGTTACGTTTATCTGTGATGTATGACTGTTTTTCTATCACACGTTCTTTCGCCTTACATCTACAGAACATTGATAGAATCAGCATTGCTACTGCAATGGCAATTACAACCCTTGTTATCTTATCAATCAGTTTCATAAGCTACTGAATTACAATCGTTACTTTTTCCTTTTTATCCCAAGCTGTCTTCATAGTCTGAATGAGCTTGTTTGTCCAAAATCGAGAATCGCTAACCCATCCTTTCTTATCGTTTTTACCGATAAGAATACACCCCTCAGTGTCTTTTGAAGAATTACCGCTATGTATGCGTATTCCTTCAAATCCTTTGACATTCAGAAGTAATGGCAACATCTTCTTGAATCTGTTAGAGTAGGTATATACGCATTCATAACTGCCGCGTGGTATTGCAGTCTGCCCGTACACCTTTTTCTTCTTGATTTCTTCAAGTTGCATATCTTGGCGCAATCCTCTATCAGCATCTTCAAGAGTATTGCATCCGAACAACTCTCCATCAACGTAAAGACGGCTAATAGTATAGCCATCTTTTTTCCAAGCTCTATCAATTAGTACTTTCATTTTTGTTTTCCTCCTCTTTTTTATCAAACTCCTGATTCAATCTCTCCAATATCGGTTTCCAATAACTAGGCAATGCCTTTGCAAACTCGAATCTCAAAATGTAGTAAATAACTCTGAATGCTACATTCTTAGGGTATGCCTTGATGAGGTTTTTGAACGCGTTGCATAGATACACATAGCAGAAAATGTATGTAAGCATCTTTATTACAAACAAAGCCTCATTTCCGTCATTACAGCCTATCATGATACTATATATCACATAGTCAATTGTAAGATAGAGCAACATTTCAAGTATGGCGTTTACAAACTTTGATGCCGAAAAGTTTTTGCATCGTACAACACTAACTCCATCAGCCCTCATACCACAAAAGATGTTGAAGCCGAAAGCAATTACTAGCGCCAGCACGAAACCTTCAGTTGGCGTTGCAAAGGCAAGTATAGCAGAGAAAATTGTAACCACTATCTGCCGAATCTGTGATGAATCTAATAAATCTATCATAATCTGTTATCCTGAATAATAAATAAAAATAAAATTTCGGTCTCTTGATGCAAATATAGCAAAAAAAACCGAAACTTCATTCAGAATAACGAAAAACTTTATACATTCAAATCGTAATATGGAAGTCTGCCACTTTCGATGAAGGAAATACATTCATCGAAAATCTTTTGCTCGTAGTTGTACGTGTTGATCTTCGGGAACCATTTCTTTATCTTTGCGTCGTTACGCTTTACCATTTCTCCCCAGAGAACGCACCAGTCTTCGAGATTGATGTTGTCGTTCTTAACCTCATGCCAATAGTCCTTGGCTACATCTTTAGTGTGAAGCTGGCCTATGAGACAAAGATGCATATCTGCCATTTCTTCGTCATAATGACACGCGCCAATCTCTCCCTTAACCTGCTTCATCATATCAAGCATTACGCTGTCATTCATTCCAACTTCGCAACAATCTGCCATGATCGTAACACAGTTCTTGATAGCCTGCATATCATTGCTAGCTATAATGTCTTCGAATACCTTTTTCATAACCGTATATTTTTGATGTTACTTCAGAAAATACTCTCTTATGTTGTATACACCATCCTTGTCTTTCAACAAATCGAGCGCAAGGCTGTGGGCATACTTAACCAGATGTTCTGTATCAATGTCCTTAACATCTTCCTTGCCGAGTATCTTAGCAATGGTGCATCCGTGGTCGCTTACAACCTGATTCATCGCAACGTACAAAGCGTAATCGTTGTAATAAGGTTTCTCCTCTGTTGCAAGTCCGAGACCGGTCATAGCATTGATCCATGTCTGCATATCCCAGGTTACTGGTGGATTCATACCGTTTACAATCTCAGAAGCCTCCTTCTTGGTAAGATAGTTCTTCCACCTGATAGCGCAAAGCTTATCAAGATACTCTTGTGCCAACTCTGGGTGCTTGGATGCCATATCCTTCATCATGCAACGCATCGTATTACCGAATACGTGCATATACTTTACGTTTGCTGATGATGCCATCATCCCATACAGCTCATCAAACTTACTCATAATCTCTTTTGCTTCCATATTATTTTATTTTTATGATTATTATTCTGATGTTATCAGACTTCTCAACTCTTCAAAATCATTTTTGGTAAAGCTGATACTCTTTTTGCTGCCAAAGAGGATAGTCGTTATGATGTTGTCGGGCAAATCAATAACCAAAGCACCGCCGTCAATGCGACCTTTAATAACTCCGAGATCAAACTCATAGTTGCTTATATTCTCCAACATCTGCATGAGGTCTGAGAATATGGTATCAGCATCAATGTTTCCGTCCTCATCGGCGATGAATAGGGTAGCGTTATCAATACTCTTGCCCCAACTATCTTTGTTCTTTGCGATGATGTTGTGCGAAGCTCGCTTCATGTACACGGAAGGAATAGCTAATGCAGGGTTTACCTTCACCATATCGCTAATTCTTGCGTCTGCCCACAAATCCAAAGATGTAAGCAGCTTTTCTTTCAGTTCAGTTACATTCATTTCTTAGTTTCTCCTTTATGTGTTTTATTGTACCAAACAAGATATTCTTGCCAAGTCTTATCACTATGGTTAGTCATATAGTCGTTGAGCATTGCTGATTTTTGTTCCTCGGCTTGCGCTACTTCTTTTCTCAAACGCTGCATCAAAGATAGATGTTTCTTCAATGCCTCCTGTCCTTGCTGAGTGCTTTCGATGCGAGGACGTATGATGCGCAATTCCTCGTCTTGCACTAACTTAGACACATACTGCAAGCTATTGACGTATTCTTGATTTTGCATCAAGTACTGACGTTGTGCACCTGTAAGATTGTCCTCAATCTTATCAATCTCATCCCAAAGTGGGGTGGCGGATTGCTGCGCTTGCATATTGATAGATGCTCGCTTCTGTTGTATAGCCTCATACACCTTTTGCAGTTCGGCATCCATCGTTGGCGGCTGTTGCTGATTTGTACCCATATCCAATAATGGGCTGTTCCCGAAATTCATCATAATCAATATCTTTAAAGTTGGTGATATATTATAGAGAGGTGAGATGGCATCCACCAACGAGGGCAAACACCCCTCACCAACTCATTTTTTCTTAGTCCGTCTAACCGACTTCCTTACTGCTCTGTTACGCTCCTGTAGTGGGAGTGGAAGCTGCTGCACATCCGCAAATGCTTGCAGATGGGAGAACTGTAACTGTAGGAGTGCTCTGGAGTCCGAGGACACCATCAATCTTGCGGCAACACTTCTCGTTAACGTAAGCCATCATCAGCTTCTCCTTGTAAGGAGTGAGGGCTTCCATAACGGCTACCTTCTTGTCAAGGTCGCTATACTTAGCCTGTAGTGCGTCATACTGGTCTCTCTGATTCTTGTACAGACCGAAGTCCGCATCAATCTGAGACTTGTAAAGACCGAACTCAGCCTGCATTGCACGGCGGTTCTCAGCGTTGATAGCATCGTTAGCACCCTTATACATAGAGAACTTCTCTGCGATGTCAGTCTCACGCATAGCGTAGAACTTGTTAGCGGTGTCGAGCTTCATACCGAACATGTAGGTAAGCAACTTTACCTCATCATCGCATTCCTTCTCCATTACCTGCAAGGCGGTTGGCTGATTTGAGCTTGAGTTAGCTCCGTAAGTGTTGATGTTCACGTTCTCAGGCATATTTCCGCCACCGAGTGAACCAAACACGCTGCGGTTGTTACCGCCAAGCAACCAAGCACCAGCACCGAGTGCTGTGCCGATGATACCAAGGGTAAGACCAGCGTTGCCTGTTGCCTTAGAAGCATAATCATCGTGCTTCTTTCCCTCTTCGTAGATTTTCTTCTCTACTACTTTTGCATCTGTCATTTCCATGATACAATCTTTTGAAATCCTTAATATTAACTAACACTATTGTAACGTTACGGATGCAAAGGTACAAAGAATAGGGGAGAGCAAATATAACTCTATCACACTTTATTTTAGTGGTTGATTATCAGAGATTTAAGGTGATAGAAGGTGGCATCATATATTGTTATGTATAATTTAAGGCAAAAAGTGCGTATATTTTTCGGGGAAATATGTGTGTTTTTGTCTATTATATTGTACCAAAATAAAAAAAGAGAGGCAATCACTTACCTCTCTTACTCTTAATGAAGTGCAGAATATCCCACTTCTTCCAATACCTCGTATGTCCTCGCTTTTTGCACTCGCCGTTCGGAATGTCACCTCTAGCAACCATTCTGTTTAAGGTAGCATCAGAAACGTGCAGTTTCTCCTTGACCTCCTCCGTGCTCATCATCGGGTTGAGCATATCTGGTATGATGTCACATAATCTATCCAAGTCCTCATCGCTCATTCCGCAAGCGGTGACTTTCTCTCCGTTCTTCTGCTGTTCGTCAGCCTTAAAGCAAGCGTCACTCAACGACTTAAAAGCCGTGCCGAGCAACTTATAATTTAGTATCTTTCCCATTATGCACAGATTTTACGTCCTAACTTGCTTCGACTTATAAACAAATCCACAAAAGAGTACAGATAGAATATTGCCGTTACTACCATGATAGTGAAGCAGGAATCTATCATATCTTTGGTGGTATACCAGCTCCATTCAACGATGTGAGCAGCATTGATGCTTGCAAAGTAGAAGAAGGAAATGCGGTATCTCCAACACAAGAAGAAAAATCGGCTTGCCACTATAAGAACCATAGGTAGAATGTATGCCATGAAATATATGTAGAGATAGCAAGGCGTATTTTCTGCGTATGGGATGAACATGTCTCGTGGATGCTGCGAGAAATCCCACATTCCATAAGCGTGGAATAACATAAGCGTAATCGGAACGTACTTGCAGAACCATCGGAAGAACTTCAAAATCCTCCTTGAATACCTGTTACAATGCTTCATCAGTAAATCCATCACCTCACTGATGTCCTTGTCTTGCAACCACCTTAATAGGTTGTCTTCGTCTTCTTTAGTCATAATCTCTTTTTTTTAGGTTGATTTAAATTAAATTAAATTATTGTGCAAAGATACACTTTTTTGCGCAAAATCAACGAAAATGAGAATATTTTTGTGTTAAACTTCATAAAAAAGTAATAATCTGAAAGTTTTGTTACCGATTTTTTGTTACCAAAATTGAAGAAAATGGTAACAGAAACATTGCGCTTTCAGTTTATTTTCGTAACTTTGCAGCAGAAATCAAAATATTAAGATTATGAAAAAATTAGAACCATACGAAAATCAAATGATGTACATAGTAGGTGGCAGTAGGTTGCCATCAACTCCTGGAGAGCGAGAGTTGGAGCACAAGTGTAATCCGCACCCTAACGACTGGATAGATGGTATCTATAGTTTCAACAAACTTCCTTTCGCTGTTATAATGCAGAAAGGTCTAGTAACGCAAGCAGAGGAGGGGCGAAGGAAAGGTAGATATGGCTATCTCAGTGATTTAATTCCATCTTTTGGTGGCTCTGATGCTCCATATTTCGCTGACATGATAACAGAGCCTATAGAAAAATTCGATGCAACGCACTTCCCTGACGGACGAGAAAAGAATAAGGCGGTCACCATGTAGTGAACCGCCTTATTCTTTTCCTATCCTTCTAGTAAATCAACAATCTGACCATAACCACCTACAGCCATCACAGGACAGAGTATCTTCTTGATAATAATAATATCCTCGGCTTCGAGGTCCACGTTTTCGGCATCCTTGCCTATCTTGCAGGCTACCCGATAAGCACGTAGCTTTTCTTCGCCCGATAGCTGAATACTCTGATTGTCTATCACCTCGAAGAGCACCTTACCTACAATATCGCCCATAATTTGTGGCTTGTAGGTTTCCTCTCCGTTCTCGTTCTTTACTGGTGATACTATCACCTCACCCTTCCAATTCTTGAAAGGTACATTAAAATTCTTTTTCATATTAATTTTTGCTTTTATGATTATCTATCCGACCAATTCAAGTCATTTACTCCGCTCCAGAAGATACCACGACCGAAATAGGTCTTATCCTCCTGGCTAGGAATAAGTAATTCTGGGTTTATATATACAAGATTTATTGTTTCTCCACCATGAAGTTGATGCCATCCACCGACATCACAGAAATATATTCCATTATTACGGTCATTGGCATTTATTGCCATCCAACGCTTACCTGTTCCTCCAGGTACAAACTCGTAATAATATGTAGCAATTGCTCTAAGAGGACTGAATACTACTATATCAATAGGACATCCGGACAAATTTTCATTAGGACTATACAATGGAATTTTGTATACGGTTTTATTGTCATAAGAAACACGCTCTAGAGACACAGGTATTCTTTCGCTATCGTATCCGTCAGGATAAACTTGCATAACATCCCCAGATACTACTGCCAATGTATTCTGTCGATGCCCAAAGGCTGAACGACACCATACATTACTAGCATAGAAACGCCAACTTCTTTTCTCCGCAGAATTATATCCTTGATTATAAATATCTGCATCAAATGTTATACGGCCAGAACCACCAAAATATATTGAACCAGCGCTTTCATTTCCATCAGAACTAACCGCAGTCAATCTATAAAAAGAGCCTGTCACACCCTTCAGTTCTCCTGCGAATATACCCTTAGACGCATATAACGAACCATCTTTCGTTACTCTGAATGGCGCATCCTTAGCCAATGCTGCACCAAGCCAAAGCGGGCACTTATCACTACCTACTACAGCATCGGCTTTATCGTAATTACCGAAATGACCGACAATAGTTCCATCCTCTGCACTCTTTGCATAAAGGTGATTCATGGTGATAGTTTCTGCATCAATCAGTTTAGCATTGAGCTTGCCACCTTCAAACATCGCTGCCTCGTCATTGCCGTTGAGCACCTTTATCTGGTCGCCTTTCAGCACAACTTTACCATCGCCTATCACTATACCGCAATTGCCCATGTCCTTAACCAACTGAGTAAAGTCTGCAAGCTGACCGATACTCATCTGCTTGTTGGTAATGAGCGTAACTTTCTCCCTGAACACCTCTTCATTGTCAGTACGTGCCTTTCGGTTGACACGCTGCGAGGCAAAAAGATGTACTAACTTTTTCATAGGCTATTATCCTCCTTTTAATGAGTGCTGATATAATTGTCTATAACATCCGTAGCTACAGCCTTCGCCTTCGTACGCCATGATTGCATAGCTTCATACTCTGCTTCATGCTCCTTATCATCGGCATCAAGCTTCTTGCCATCCGCAATTTTGGCAAGATTGGCGAAATGGTTGTTGATGATAGCTTGCATCTTGTCGGTCGGATAAGCGGATGAGACGATTGCATCAACTATCTTACCTCGCTCCAAAGGCTGCTCGATACGAACAACGTGGGCGGCATAAGCCATTCGGGTAGTTTTTTTGCCTTCGCTGCTACCCATATTATTTTCCAACTCAACCTGCTCAACATCGAAATTGATGCGAATAAAATTACCCTCATACTCAATCAGACTAGGTGAGTAATCGAATATAGACTTTCTAATATCCATGATATGTCCTTTCTTTTTAAATATTATACTTATGCTTTTGTTCCTACGATTCTGAAATCAGGGTTGCCGCTCTGATTCATCCTACGCAACTTGCCCATGAATGGGAATTTCTTGTTGTCAGAGCACCATTTCAACTGCTCTACGAGTTTCTTGTTGTTAGTGAAGAACTTAAGCTTCTGTCCGTTCTCCTCAACGCTGACAACATTGCTCTTCCCCGATTTATGAACCTTGCTGTTTACGTCAAATTCAACATCAAGGAAAACGATAGGTCTCTCGGAAAAGTAGCTTGCGCTCATCCTCTGACCTTCAAACATTCTCTTGCCGTTGGCATCTCTGTCCTCAATCTGCGGCATCTTAAAATCATCAAAACTATTCATTTTTGTTATCATTCTCCAAAGATTAAAACCATCGCAGTGCATCAACCAACCCTTGTAGCTCATAGCCACTTGGTATCTCCTCATAGGATTTTTAAGGTTGTGCATCTTCTTTTTGAATTTCTCCTTCATGCGTTTTCTCAACATTGTATGATTGAAATAGAATCGGTAACCGACAAAATCAAGGAAATGAGCTTCATCAATTATCTGCATTCCGATATTATCGTGCAACTGCTGGTGCATCACTTCATCAGCATATTCAAATATGAAGTTGATGGCTTTCCATACTTCCTTTTCGTTTTTACCCAATATAATGACATCATCACAATATATCTCTACCTTAACATCAAACTTCCTACATACCAATCTACACAATATACTCATATAGAAATTGGTAAGTGTCTGAATAGGATATAGACCAATACCTAGACCTTTCGGTAAGGCAAAGATAACTTCATGCAAAAGTTTTCTAACGCCTTGATCGGTAAAGAAATCACACAGAGATTTGTATATCTCCTGCTGGTCTACGTTCTCATAGAATTTAACGAAGTCAAGTTTGCAATAGTACAATCTTCCACATGACTTATTCTCGTCTATCCATCTTTCTGTTCTGCGCTTCGCATAAATCATTCCTCTGCCTTTTACACTTGCCCCACTCTCTATATAGAGAGCTCTTATAAGGTGCGGCATCAGAACTTGCATCAAGGCATGCTGCTCAACGTGGTCTGGGAAGTACGGAAGCTTATGAAGCTTTCTTACCTTACCGCAAGGGCATCGTCTCATACAATCGTGCCCTTCGCTAGTCTTGTAAGTTCCATCTATAAGACTTCTCTGTAATCTTAAAAGATTACCATTATAGTCCTTATCGAATATCACCACTCCCTTCTTTCCTTCCTTTCCCTTGCGTGATTTCCTTACCGCAATCTTGAGGTTAGTCATATCACTGACAAGCTCTACTCTGACCTTTCTGTGCTTCTTGCGAAGTTTAGCCTTTCGCTTATACGCCAGCTCTTGTGTGTCCGTCATTTTTATACTTCAACCAATATTTCAAAAATCGCTTTCCTTATCAATAGGCTTTCTACACTCTCGGCTCACTGGCTTTCGGCACATACGTACAACTGTATCACTTACTTGCGAGAGGGGACTCTGTTGTAGTCGGACATACCCAACTGCTCATACCCAACGCCTTTAATCTTCGCTCTGTCGGAATAAATATCCCTCCATCGAGACAGGTTCAATCATGTGCTCTCTCGTCCAAAAGCTATCCCGTAGCTTTACGACTTGCGAGGAACAGTGTAAATTATATCGTAATTCTAAAAATAGAAATCTTGTGTAGTAATTCAAGCGAGCGCCGATGTTCGTCCTCGAGTTCGAGAAACCGTTGTTCGAGTTCGCATACGACAGACCGCATTGCGACCTGTTATTCGCGTTACCCCCAACGTTCAGCAGCTCCATGATTATAACCTTTTCTTCACCCACTCCGTGGTTGTAGAAAAACCTTATCGCACGGAATTGGGTTGTTTATATTTTTGTGCTTCTGCGAATCCTATTAAAAGGAGATTTTAACTTTGCAGTTTCAATCTTGCGTTTTATATTATTTTTATTAATTCTCTATTTCTGTCTAGCTCACTAGCAGATGTGCAGCCAACGCTAGGCGTTGTCTCACATCGCCATAAGCTCCGAACCGCTTACGATTGTCGGGTTTCCATAGAAAGCCAAGCGAGCGCCGGTGTACGTCCTCGAGCCCGAGAAACCGTAGTCCGAGGCCGCAGACGACAGACCGCATTGCGACCTGTAATTCGCGGAACACCCAACGTACAGCAGCTCGCCACCTGTCGCAGCCCAGAAGCCATCGCAATAGTATGTGTTATCGCCACCTCCAACAGCCTGCGGAAATGCGTCCCAATACGTACCAAGCGTCTTTCGCGTAACAAACTCTCCATTAGCTGATGACGGAATGGTAAATTTTCGCCCATTTGCCGTATTACTTACCTGATTACCGCTATAGACAACAGCGTATCGAGTATCGCCATCCATGTAGAAACGGATGCCTGGACGGAACTCCCAAAGCTTACCCCATAAATCCTCAAAGCTAAATAATTTAACAGGGTATTGATTACCGAGAGTAGCATCGTTATAGAGCACCTTACCGCTACCATCACCGAGAGATATGCACTTACCCATCGGTACATCACGACATGCTTCCCAAGAACTACTTTGGAATCCAGCTCCAATTACAGATTGTGTATTAAGGTCACCGAAACTTACTTGTTCCAATGCTTCTATGAGGCATTGAAATCCATAGTTTGCAAGACCAAAGTTCGAACCAAGCTTCTGTGCGCAAGCCCAAAATGCACTCATCATCCTTGAATGTGAAGGGGCAACGTTAGGTCTTGAATGACCCACACCGCTTACATCCACATACATCTTGTATGCACCTACCCAGTTTGGCGAATCGAATGTCTTGCCGCCCGAAATAGGGAATAATCCTCCAAATTGCAAGGTCTTGTTTTCTGCCTTGAAGTGGCAATCGGGAACATGAACCATCGTCTCATACTTTGCCGCATCATCCACCTTTGTACCATCAGCAAAGAATTCCCAGTTGCTAGGGGCAAGCTTAGCAGCATACACCTTACCATTCACAACCTTCATCATATATCCACCCATTGCCCTCTGATACATATCAGCCATGAAAGGCGTTGGCAGAGCGAATTTAGGATTAGAAGACTGCTCCAATGTGATTGATGGGTAGAAAATATTGTTACCCATCATTTTCTGAAGGTCTCCGAGACTTAATCTGCGAAGAGCTCCATCTACTACAATCAAGAAGGTTTGGTCGGGATTCATTGCCGTCACAAGCTTCTTTTCTGTCAATTTAACACCCATATCTTATATTTTTTAATTATACATATTAATCAATTAAAGCATTGTCATCCTCATCAAGCAGGTAATTGCCACCTTCATCAATGAGATAGTCGTTGGCAGGTCGCTGTCTGTATTCTATCTGTTCTTCAAGATAATCGCTCTCAACATCGCCAAGACCACTCTCTTCGATAGAGAAGGTACAGCTATTTCCCTCTTGCCAAGACTTCTTTGTTATGATACTTCCGTTTGAAGCTTCGGTATGCCATTGCAATTCTACGATGCGGTTAGGGTATTCAACAACCCTTCCGTTGTACTCCAAAATAGCCTTGTTGCTTCTGTATATCTTACCCCATTCAATATCATTGCATACCATGAACTTAGGCTGATTGAAAGAAGGATAGAACCTAGAAGCGGAAAATTGGAACTGAGCAACAGCCTTGCCGTTTATTACCGCCTTGATGGTATAATTATTCTTCTCTACAAGTCTAAGGTCAAGCACAATCTCAGATGTAGAGATAGATATAATCTCGTTAGGGCTTGCAGCAGACGAAGCAGACATCTTAGTCGTTCCTCGATACAGCTCAATAGAGAATCCGCTTGTAATTCTATCCTTAGACTTATATACATCAATCGGAATGTGACATTCATACTGATTGCCGTCAAAGCAAGCGTTTCTTGCTTCCGTAGATGCCGATATGATGTTATTAGCAACCTTATACTCGTAGAGAGCCAGCTTATCAAGGAATGGGTTATAGGATATATCGGTATCTTCCCGAATACCCATACCATAGGTATCTGCACCCTTATCTGCCGTATACAGAGTAATAGGGTCAGCGGTGATATGCAATATAGAGTTCGTTCTATAATCATACAGGTCAGCTTCGAATTGCAACTGCTGCTTATCATTACTTGAAAGATTCCTCTTGATAGTAAGCGAACCACGATTAGATGTATTGCTTGTATCAATGCTATACTTACCGCTCCAAGAATTAATCTTAGATATGTCCTTCCATTCCGTGCCCGTAGAAACCTTCCATACCATATTAGCAAGAGATATATTCGACTGCTTGCTATCCCATGAGTCATCCTTTGCCGTAGCATTGACTTGTGGATAGGCAATACACTCAAAGCCGCTCTGTGTTCTGTCTGGGAAGAATTTATCGCCAGCCATAGTCTGCATGAATGGAGACTTAGGCGATGCGCACACTACTGATACAGAAACGTCCAAAGGGGCGAATTTTCTATTCGCCTTATTACTAACTATTGGCATAAGCGTTCCTCCTAATCATCAAGTGTTAAATAAGCATCTGCTGACACCGATACACCGATGATATTTTTGTTTTCGTCAATCGTATCAGCATCCCTCACAACGAATCCATCACTGACGTTTTTTGCCCAAGTCATTGTCTCCGAGCGTTTATTCTCGATGTTACCATTGCTATCAGTATAGATAACGAAGGTGACATTGCCAGTTATACTCTTCGGCACTAGTCCTGTCTCGCAGTTGGTAACGATACATCTGAACGTCTGATTACTATCTTCATCAACCTGTCCTACCGAATTAAGGGCAAGCTGATAAATATCAGATATATCATCAATGCTGATACCTGTTCTATACACGGCAGCAACATCAACAATAAACTCGAGGACGAAGAGCTGATGGCTGTCTACATAGAGCTTGTCCGCATCTCCCGTCTTATCTCTGTGAATCGTGATTCCGCTTGCTGGATTATTGTAAGTTCCTGCAAGGTCTGTTCCGCTGCCACGATACAGATTAATAGAATAGGTAGAAACCTCTCCACCTGCGGAGTTGAATAACCAAGGTCTGAGGGTAGCTTCTGTCTGTCCCTTGCTTAACACAGTAGTATCAGCAGAAACACCTCCGAAATAAGATGAGCCGCCCAACATAGATACCAATATATCAATGCTTTTCTGCATTGGATATATGCTAGCTCCCAATACGGCATCACCCGAATAGGTAAGAGTATCGGAATCTTGATTGACCTTAGATGCGAGGTCTCCGATAATAGAGAGAGAACCATTAGCATGATTTAGTTTGAATCTATTATCAACAGTCGAGGTCTCCCATCCAGTACCGCTAGAGCTGAATCCTAAGTCCTTGCCGTTGTAAGCCCATGCGTGATTTGTTAGTGTCACGTTGTTTTTACGTGCAGAGCCAACAGATGGAGTGATGATAGGATGCGTTCCGCTTTCGCTCCAATTAGGCGATACGGTAAACGTATCAGGGTTCAAGCCTTGAAAGAGCGGTACACCATTTGTTTGCAGACTTAGGGATAATGTGTCACCCTTCAATGTTCGTCTGACTGCTGCGGTTGCCGAAAGATGAATTTCTTTTCCCATATTTTTAATCTCCTATTTTTTAAACTTTAATATATTCTTGATGAATTTTTCCTGTTGTGGTCGTTGCCGTGAATACAAATTTTGCAGTATCACCCTTACCCAAATCGTCTTCTGTTCCATCATTAGACCAGACAATATCTATTGAGCCATTGAAGTTCTTAACCTTATCCTTAGTCGCCCAAGCAGCATCATCTACGGAATCATCGGTTTTGCGTGTCACCTTCCATGAAGCTACTCCGTTTGTCACATCTTTATCGCCTAACATTAGCTTGCAAGTAACGTTGTGTGTCTCGCCTATAGCAATTCCGCTATTGACTATATCCGTATAGAGGTATAGCTTTGGTGTATACACGTTGGTGGTAGCCTTCCAATATGGAGAATCCTCAGATGGTTCATCGGTCGTTGTCTGTCCTTCTGGAGAGATACAGAGCCATCTTGTGCCAAGCCATGTAACCTCATCATAGTAGCTGTATTCCGTACCTTCCTTCCAATCACCACGATAGACGGGAATCCAAATCTTCTCTCCGTCAACTGTGGTTATGTGGTAGTACTTTGACACGATGTTGATGCCGTTGAATCCTACATCGAAGATGGATTTACCTTTGAGGGAGTAGGAGTTGATACCTCGGTACATGGTGAACGTAGGTGCGGAATCTCCTTCGGTCTCCATCATCAGAAGGTGCTGTCGGCTTCTGTCGCTTCTGTTACCCATGAGGACGATGGTATCTCCTACAGCAGGGTTATCCGAGCCTTCCATGCAGTTATCCTTCGCAATCTGAATCCAAGCGAACTTCTTTCCGTCGTAGAGTTCGTGACCTTCCGAATCCGTGATTGCCTCGTTCTCGGCTGATACCTTTGTGACAAGTCTCCAGTAATCTTTGTTGCTGACGTTCTCATAGACACCAGCCTTGATGTTGAACGTCTTGCAGCGCACTTGGTCGTCCACCTTGAATGAGTTGATAGTTGCTGTCGTTCCATCATCAGCAAGGAGATAGCACTTCCAGCCAATCAGCTCATTCGTTGTCTCGCTTAAAACTTCCTTGATGTAGCTTATCTTGCCAGCAGAAGGGGAGAGAACGATGTTACCTCCAACGTAGGATAATTCTCGAATAAGCAGCGTATTGAAAATCGCCTTACCCCATACTATCAAATCCGTGAGCAACATCTGATACTTTCCATCACTTCTCTGCTTGATTGCAAATCCACTCTGCTCTGGCTCGTTAAAATCGAGTGATTTCAAGAGATTTACCAACACACTAGAGAGGATAGCGTTACCACTTCCGTCTATGCTAAACTCATTTGAGTGACCGAGGAAGAAGCCTTGCACGAACTTCTGTACCTTCTGAAAGGTGATTATGCCGCTAGCTATATCATCTTTCAGTTTAGAGAGATACATCTTATCGGTTATACTAGCATTAAAGTTGTTAGTACTACTTCCACCAACCATACTAGATAGAGACTTAACCGCTTCTCCCTTTACAGCATTAATAATCTGCTTTACATCACTCTTTGTAACTTCCAACGAATTAACAAGCTCAATCTCAACTTCTGCCAGCTCATCGTTATCAACCTTTACTGAGTAGTTGCTGACGAAAACTTCGTGACTGATAAGATTTCCATCGCTATCAGAATCACCTTGTATCTGTATTGAAAGCTTTGCATTCTCGTTCAACTTACTTGCAAAGTCAGGATTCTCTTGTAAGAATATGCGAGAAAACTTAACAGAGTAATTGAATTGGTCTGTATTGTTTTCACTCATGTGTTTAATAAGAGCATCATCGAGTCGTTTCTCTGCTGCCGTTACAAGAACTTTTGGAGGTTTAATGCCTGTGATAACAAACAAATCTCCCTTTTGCGGTTTAAATCCAGCACTTGCGTTTGGCATCACAATGCCTAGTGTTGATGTGTCCTTTTGAACCGCAATCCATAACTCTTTCTGAGTTGAATCTTGGTTTAGCTTATCTTCGTAAGCATCGCTAGCGTTAGCAAATATGTAGTCATTCTTATCTGTGCGAACTCGTTTTAAGTTTCCATTTTTATCAACACTTACACAATTGTAACACTTTGAATTGTCAGCACTCGGTTGATTGTAAATCACAAACGAACAAGCAGGGCATCCGTTACTCTTGATGAGATTTATCTTTGCTGATTCCTTGGCTAAGACATGATTAAATAAATCAAAGCCAAACTCTCCATTAAACTTGTGTAGTTTGATGTAGAAATATTGATGTATATATGTTGTTCCATCGCTATCCTTTACATCACTATCTTCTTTATCAAAAGCAACATCCGCAATCTCTCCAAACAACTGTCCTTCTGCATTTACAATTCCATTGATAGTTGGTTTTATATCATCAAAAGTAACCGTTCCTTGGTGAGGATTTCCTTTCTTATACAAGTTTACAAACTCATAATATCCACTACCACTAGGCAATTTATGGGTGTTATTCAAAGCATAATAGAAACGCTCTGCGCCTTTCGTGTTGCGATATATAGAAGGCATAAGTACCGATGATGGTGCAATCCGGACTCTATCAGTAACTATTACCTTTACTGCATTATCCTCAGTTCCGGTATAAACCTTGTTGGATCCGTATCTATCACAATCTTTTACAAATTGATAGTCGTATTCAATGCAATTCGCCTCGCCGATTCCGCTTACATTAATACCAGCATCACTATAAGGAATGTACTTGTCTCCATTCTTCCATTCGTATTCCGATTTTGACTCGTATGAGAACTCAACACCTCCACCAAAAGCAACATTCCAAACACTCGCGTCATAAAAACTCCTAATGCCATCACTATTGAACACCTTGCAATTGTAAGAAAAGTCAGCACCTATAGTTAATATGAAATCTCCATTCTCTTCAAATGTGTATGTAGAAACATTTCCAAAGCTCATCCCTTCAGAGATAGTCGCATACGTTTTTTCTCCTATTTTTCTCAGTTTTATGCTCCTACTGGCTTTACCAACGTTTGATATAAAGTCAGGTCTCGTAATGTAACTAAATAATTCAAAGCTAAAATTCAAGTTCGTCAAATCTATCTTCTGACCCTTAATCGCGCTGATTGGAATGTTAATCCAGAAACTACACGTAACCGTTGGGTTAGACCAACTATCTGCTTGTGATAAATTTTCTGGAATAGTAGAACTATGAATGTAAAATGCAGGTGGACTTACATCTACACTTCCATTGTATCTTTTTCCTTCCTTGCTTTTATAAAGTACAAGGGTATCATTGTATCTTGAATCTTTGAGAAACTTTGACAACTCTACACTGACTTTATCCTTGCTGATATTCTCTGTATTGAAAACTGCTTCACCAAACTCATCATCATTAGGATAGTAATATGGCAGGTTATCAGATGAACCGTAACCTGTTATCATATCAACTATCTTATAGTTCGCATTCTCCTTAGATACAGATATAAGAGCATCACTACTACCATACTTAATAGGTGTATCGGTTAAGTCGTGCTGTACCTTGCCGACATGACAAACGTTGCCATCCCAGTAGTAATCAAGCTCAAAAGTTGTATTGATAAGCTGCAAGACATCAGTCAAGTATTGGTCTTCAAATGATACTTCCTTAACTTCATCTGTTCCATATCCTTCGTCAACAACAACGTAATATCCTTTGTATTCATCTGTAGGACGATACAATCCGCAATATGCCATTGAGCTATTAATGCGAGCTATAAACTCATAGATAGTTCCACCAAACGTAAACTTTGTCTGGTTTGAGCGGTATCGGTCTTTGTTCTGTGTATCAACATCATCAACGACAACATCAAAGAACAGAGTGTTATCAAGCAATTCTCTTCTAGATGTGAAAGTGATTTCGCTCTTCCACATTCTAGACGAATTATCCTTTGTAGAGTTTGGTGTATAGGACGCAAAGAATCTATCGCCATTGTACTCCACGAACTCTTCTTTCTTCCATTGCAAAGGCTCAGAAGAATATATTGTAGCAGTAAGGGTAGGAGCACCACCCATACGCTTTGCATCGTAGGTATATGATGATACAATAGCAGGGTTAGCTTCCGATGGGAATAAACCGATAATCTCATTATCAGTGTTCTCATCGTAAGTCAACTTCTGTATGTATAATGATTCAGCCTTCATATTTAATCTTTATTGTTGTCTGTATTCTTTGTATTTGCAGTAATCTCTGCCTGTTTTGCCGCACGTTCATCTGCCTCTTCTTGCTGAGTCTGCAATCTTACTTCCTCGTCAGGTGCAGAAATAGTATTCTTTTCAACACCAGTCTTAGTAGAAATCAAACCTGCACCGCTCAATGTACAAAGCATCTGATTCCATGCACTTTCATCGAATGGCTGCCAAGGCTTAAATGATGTACTGATTCTCATCTGCTTAAACTCAGTAATTGCAGTAGGATTCTCACCACTTGCAACCAACTGCTTTGCCAGTCCTTCCTTGAATAGTCTTGAATGCTTGCTGACGAAATTCTGCCACTCAATAGCTGCATTGTTAGCCTCTTCAATATCCAAAGAACGTGTCATCTGAATTGCCAGACCGCTTATATCGCCACTAGACTTTATATCCTTCGGCAAGATAAATGTACATCCTGTAGCAATCTGCAATTGGTCGAGAATTGACTGCATGAACTCAATCATGTTCTGTGGAGAAGGTGGAGTCTTAAACTCTGCGCTGCCATTTCCTTCAATGCTTGTATCATTCAGGATGATAGAACCAGCAATCTTCTTTGCGGTTTCATTGAGTTTGCCCTTGATGTAAAGGATTCCCCATCCGTGACGTTTCTGAATGACCGCAAACAGATTATAGATAATCTCGAATAGCTCGATAAGGTCTTGACCGTTATTCCAAGCAACATCACCACGTTTTGTGATAAGTGGACTTTCAGAGAATCCATGCTCCTCCTTGCTTTTCAAGCACCATCCTTTCAGTACTTCGTTTGTGTCAACGTTCTGAATGAATACATCTGTAAAATGATAATGATATGTCTTATCGTATGCGTCAATGTGTCTTACATTATCCTCAGTACGATAATACACGCAATCAAGAAGCGGTTCTCCGTTATCGTCTTTGTGCGTGATAATCTGATAGCCATCTTCATACGAGAACAATCGGCATTTCACTTCGTTATCCTCATTCATGTAAACGAGTAATCCTACATCACCATAACTCTGCTGAATGCGTATAGCTTCCATTTCGATACCATCCTGATTCGTTTCATCCCAATGCCATTTGAAATCGGCAAAGTTCTTTTTGAGTTTATCAGTCGGATTGCTGTCATGCAGTATGTGATTGCGCTTGTTACCACCTAAACAGAGAGATTTCTTGTCAACAATACGCTGTTGCATAGGAATGCCAAACTTTTTAAACTCAATCTCGCAATAACTGCCATCATCAAGCTTGCAGCATATAGAAGGTAAGTTCGTATCAAACAATACCCTGTGAGAATAAGGGTCTAATTCCTTTGCAAAACGCTCTTGGCTTACGACTATCTTGCTGATATTCGGAAGCTGTGCCTCTTTACGGAAGTTTGTCTTAATATCCGAACCATCAGAAGAATCATTGATGGTAATAGAGCGCGAACCCCTCAAAAACGGCTTTTTCAGAAGCAATTTCTGAGGATTCTCCAAAAAATCATTGATTATGTCTTGTCTCTTTCTACTCATCGCTATTGTTATTTAATGATGGTTCAACATCGTTGTTATTTTGTGAATCGTTATTCTCTTGTGGGTCAATCAAACCGAAGTGTCTGCAACAAGCCTTTCTTGAAGGCCAGTAGTTACATTCTCTATTGGTAGTAGGGCAAACAATATCATGCTTACTTGGTACTACAATGATTCGTTTCTGCTTCTGTGACTCTTCCATTTCGAATTTGTCATTCAGCTTTACACGTATATCAGTCTGCATCTTCAATGCATCTTTCGGTTCAAGATTTCCGTCGCTAAGAGCTTGGTCTATCTTGTCAAGCATTTTGAGAAGCTCGTTTTTGTTCTCTTCTTTGGTAATAGCGTTGTTATTAACATTGCCGATACCGAAAGGTTCTAGAACATCTAGCAGTTTCTTGAATCGTGGAGTTTCGTAGAATTTCGCGGCATCCTTTTCACTCTTACGATAAGCAAGACGATACGCTAAAGTCTTATCTTCCAATGCGTCACAGAGGATAGCAAATGCAATGTCTTTCTCATCACATTTATCCCAGTCAATCCGCACGGATTCAAGAATCATTTTTATATTTTCTTTTTTCAGCATATATTCTAAAATTAATAGTACAACGTATCATCATAAATGCTCTGAGCATTAGGATTTTTCTCTTCAACTTCTTGTGCTGCGAGTCTGAACCCTTCTTGTAGCTCGCTACCATACTCCATATTCAAACATGGGTACATTCTCATTGCGCAAGGGTCGAGCAAATCCATAGAACGGTCTTTTCCAAGATTTCGGTTCATTTCCTTCTTGCTCTGCAACTTCTTCTTTCCACTCTGCATCTTATCAAAGCGAACTACCGCGCATTCTTCCATGAACTCATTCTGTATGGAAACTCTGTATTTGAGGTTTTGATGCGTATAAACCGCATTCGCAACCTTATCAGAGAATGTAAGCTGTCCTCGCTTAATCATGTAGCTCAGTCGCAAGTAACATAGGTCTTTTATTGTCATAGCAGACAAATAATAAATTCCCATTGCCTTTGCTGCTGATATATAAGGGATAGCATCGGGTATATAGTCATTGAAATACCTACCTGCCGTAGCATCATAGATAATATGGCTTTCTGCCACTCCCTCACTCGCCGCGAATAATCTAGCTCTTTCCGCATTAATTCGCGGTGTCGAGTGCATAACGATTTCGTAATTGACAACGTGGAATCCATTCCACGACAACATCAGAGTATTATCCTTTCCGTAATCTGCCAAGTCGATTGTTATCCACTTGTCACCATTTACGGCTGGGTCTTTAACGAAACAATCTCTTGCCGCTTGGCTAGGAATCGGAATATCCTCTTCTTCTTCGGGGTCAACATTGAAGTTACCCTCCATAAGAGCTTGTGCCATTCTACCGCCCGATGCCGCTACAGAACCTAAATAGCCAGAGTTGTTTTCAAGCATTTTCTTGTTTGAACCAAGTTTACCTTGATAGAAAACAAAACTCTTAATCATTACTTCATATCCAAAGTTGCCGCCAATGGTTTTAAGCTTTCTGTCTATATCTATCTTACATTTTTCATAGACTTCTCGCTTAGACATTCCCCAAACAACATCCTTAACAGTCGGTCCTGCACAATAGAAGTATCTGACTACACCATCACGCTCTGGGATGATAAAACCATCTGAGCCAATATACCAATCAAGAAATATTCTCGTCCAGTGGCTACGCTTCGGGTTAAGTGTTGCAAAGAACTTACCTGTAAACGTCTTGCTCTGACCTCTGTTTCGAGTCATGACGTATGAGAAAACTTCCCAAGTCATCTCCGTCAACTCGTCAATCGCAATCAAATCGTACTCCCATCCTTTCGCGCGCTCTCTCAACTTATCCATATTGGAATCGTCAAGATACGTCAAATCGACAAACGTTCCATTCGGAAATGTAACGCGCGGATTCTCGCTCTCTCTGATTTTCACGAAATCAGCTCCGAATATCTGTTTGAACTTCTCTACGAATCCTCCACCTGCTTTTTGATTACCAAGTGAACGGCGTGAAATCATTGCGCGAAAATCTGGGTCAGTCATTAACGGCTCTGCCATCGCAAGTACAAGACCATACGAGTTGTGGGTTGTAATGTAATCATCCGTGATATACAAATGCTTTTCGTCATCAACCAAAATACACTGGCACTCGGCTCTTCTTACCTTTTTGATAGACACAATCCGTGAATGGTCGTTACTTCGAGCATACTTTCTTGTTTTGTTCCGCTCATTATTGTATCTAGCCTTATGCTTCTCGCTTGTGAATATAATATCGTCGGTGCGTATCACTATTTTATAAGCCACACCTTTTGTATATTTCCACTCACGCCCATCAATGCTCACCGTACAAGAGTAACCAAGGCTGCGACATAACTCAATAAATGTATCTTTTAACCTTTCGCTAGTCGTACAAAAACTATAACTATTATCGTAAGGTTCTACATTTCCATCTGTATCAAATAACCCTGCGAGCAATTGCTTTCTTTGTTCAATACTAGAGTGTAGATATTCTTCAGGGATAAACTTATTGTAGGAATAATCCAACAAACATTTTTCTCTTAAATATTCCTTATACTCCTTATAGTGTGGTGTATAGAATAATTTAGTAAAGCAGCTTGGTTGCTCGTACACTCTTGTCGTGTCGGTCAATTTTGCTACCTTATTTATTATATCCCATTCTGTATTGGAAATTTTAAAACCTTTCTCGTTACGCCAAATAGTTAGGCATCCATCACCGAGCATAACACCTAATACGTATGGCGGTATTGGCAGTTCTTTTTCACAAAACTCTATAGCTTTGTTGTTTGGGATGAAGTATTTCTTTCCTTGCTCCAACCCATCAATAAGGTCTTTTGTCTGCAAAGTCATAGTCCATCCCCATTCCTTATTATGAGAACGATACTTATGCACTTGCTTTGGAGTTCGTACCGTCCATAGATGTTCAAGACCGCATTCACACTTTCGTCCATCTAGCGTTGTAAGTTCATACACATCTTTCACGCCTTGTGGAAATACAGCAATCACGGTGGCAATTCCATCAAATGGAGTCATCACCTTAGAACCAACTTGCATATCGCCCATAGTCTGCCATCCCGATGGTGTGAGTATCTTGGAATCAAGCGGCTGTAGCTTGCCCCCTCCAAGATTTCCACCACCGAAAACCACATCGACATTACTACTTGCAAAGGACATTTGGAAGCCCTCTTGTGGTCTGATTTCTATATCTTTATTCGTGTTCATGCTGCAAAGATACCTAATTTATAATATATAATAGAGTGAAATTAATTCTATATTGGTTACGTAACAAATAGAGTTTCTAAAAACCTAAAAATCACCACATTATTTAATTATCTTTGCAGCAGAATTTTAAAAATTAGTAATATGAAGTTTACAAAACAACAACTTTTAGACACCCTAAAAGCAAAGCTCACTGCAAACGGAAAACACCTTTCCATCAGTGAAAAGACAATCAAGAGTTTGAGTGATTCCCACTTTGACCTCTTAGTTGGTGAAGATACAGAGTTAGATGATTTGGTGAAGAAGATTTTGCCGCAGTATGTTTCCCTTAACGGCAACTACGAGAAGGACAATGCCGACTTCATCAAGAAATGGAACGATGAGCATCCCGACATTAAGCCAAATCCAAAGGACGATATCAAAGAGCCTTCGGCTGTAGAAAAGAAGCTTTTGGAACGCTTGGAAGCTCTAGAGAAGAAGGATGCAGAGCACGAAGCCTCTAAGCTTGTATCACAGAAACGTAGTGAACTTCTCGCCAAGTTCAAGGAGAAAGGTATCAACGATAGTAAGTGGATTGACAAGTACATGAGCAAGTTGAACCTCACCAAGGATTCTGACATCGAACAGGAATTTACGGATGCAGAGGAGTTCTACAATCTCTCTCATTCGAAGCCAAACAACAACACTCCAGGTAGTGCTGGAGGTGGTGACAACGATAAGGCTGACGATTTCTCGGACGTTGTAGGCATTGTAAACCCTGACGCTGGCGAATAACATTATTCATTCACTATTTAACAAATTTACAAATTATGGCAGCAGCAGATGATTTCTATTTGAAGCATGGATATGGCGGTCACTTTGGCGGTCGTACACTTATCCAAGCACATGGTAAGATTGGCGGTCATAGAAGCGTTTTCATTAACCTCGTAAGCGGCAACAAGGATGCATTCGTTTACCCTCCTTTTGGTGGTGTTATCACAAATCCGTTCAAGGGTCGCGCTAAGACTTACGCAGGTGATTTGTGCGAATATGACCCAGACACTTACGGCAAGAATGGCGGTCAGACCGTCAAGATTTTGAAGTATTACGAATTGGCAAAGGATGTCACAGCAGAAGACTTGACAATCAATCTCGTAGATGATGGCTACCATCACATTCCTTTTATCGGTGACAACATCATGGTCGCTCCATCAACTCTTACTGGTACTGGTACTGGTCTTACAGTTACAGGCGTAACCAAAAGCACAGAAGGTGGTGCAAACGTATTTATTGTAACTCTCGGTACAGCTTTTGACGCAACCGCAAAGAAGGGCGATATTCTCGTTGAAGCAGCAAAGGCAGGTGCGAAGACTACCGCAATGGTTACCAATCCTAACGCTTACTTCGATAAAGATAACGACTTCTTCTATGACCCTAACTTGTCAACCAATGTTGAGGATGGTGAGGGTGCTCAGTACTCTTACACACCAGCATTGATTAAGGATTCAAGAGTAATCTTGAACTTGGCAAAGTGCAACAAGCTTCCACCAGCCGTACTTGCGATGAACACAAGAACAGAGAACGGATGGTTCGGATTCTAACCGCTCCAATTCAATAGGATAACAATAGGATAACATATCATTAATTTAAGTATTCAGGATATGCAACAATTTGATTTTAACAATTCGAGATACGCCAAGTTGTTCTCTTCTAAGGATAACATCAACTTTCTGAGAACCTTCTTGAACACCAAGGGGTTGCTCTATACCAACTATGGCTGGTATCTCACACAAGGTCGTAGAGCTTCTATGCCTACACCTACAGACTACGATGGCGTGGCTTCATTCAGCGTCAAGTCTCGCAAGGCAGAGGCAGCTCCTTTGATGCACCTTCGCGCTCCGCTTGGTGATGCTCCAGAAATGGACAACGAGGGCTTGGAGACGTACACAGGTACAATCCCAGACTTCATCGGTTACAAGTGGTCTGAGAACGCAAGACAACGCGAGTATAAGGAAAAACTCTTTGAGCAGTTCGGCAACGATGCAGACCTTATGGCTGCTTGGGTGCGCGATGTTGTTCAGGTAGGTAAGAACTCAGCAGAGGCAACACTCTCTAACTTGACAGCACAGATTATGACAACTGCAAAGATGAGTTGGAAGGGCAAGGGTGAAGGTTTGCAGCAGTTCTTGCAGAAGATTGAACCATTCCCAACAGAGAACCGCAAGAAGGCTGGTGCGAAGGCTTGGACTGACCCAGACTGCGACCTTATCTCACAGATGAGAAAGATTGAGGACGATTATCGCGATGAGCGTGGCGGTACTGAGATTTCTCTCGTATGGAAGATGACTCGCAAGATGTACCGCGATGTATTCTTGCAGAACAAGGAAGTTAAGGAATGGTACATCAACTGGTGCAAGGCTCACGACCGCGCATATACTGCTAACATGCAGATTTTGGACGAGGACTTCAAGAAATCACTTTCCGACATGACAGGTCTTTCTCCTATCGAGATTGTCGTTGAGAAGGAGCGCAACAAGACTGTTACAACTGACACATTCGTGCAAGGTTGGGATGATAAGATTGTTGTACTTTGCCCTACTGGTGATAGCGTTGAGTTCAAGTGGACTCCTATCTACGACCAGACACTTCAACAGAAGTATGGCGCAAAGAACATTGATGTTTCTTGGGCTTCAATTGCTGACGGACTCGTTACCGTAGGAAACTACGCAATGGATAACGGTCAGTTCCGCGAGTGGCAGACTAAGGTCATGATGTCTGCTTGCCCTGCACTTCTCGACTTTATGAACCACGTAATCATTGATACCTCAACAGCAGGTAATTAATGGTGGTTCACTCACAATATACGATAACATTTAATTCATTTATCTCTCAATGGCAGCATCGAAGTTTGACATATTGGACTATCTGAGCGGCATGACTAACTTTGTCTTTGACAAATCGGCATTAAACAATGTCGCTTTGGATTGCGGCGTTTCTGATGTTGAGTCTTATTTGGACTTGACAGAAGAACAGAAAGACAGATGTAAGATTGCACTCTTGGAAAAGATTGTATTCGGTGTCTATCAGACAGCATCCACCACAAACCAACATGGCGCATATACTCTTACAGTAGGTGCTCAGACCATTACATCGGCTGCATTGCTGAGTATCAAATCAGAACTCAAAAGACTTTACAAGAAGTATGGAGAGGATGAAAAACTTGAAGCTCTCAATGAAACCGATGGAGAGGTTAAATGGATTAAAGAAACAGATTGGTAAGCTATGTACACTGACAGAAATGCTTTGGATGAATATGCCTATCATGGCGTGTTCTACCGCTCGGAACAAAAACCGAAAGAAGATGGAGACCTTATCGGAAGCGATGGGGATATGTTAGGTGATACTGATACTAGTGCAGGTGAGTCAGAAACAAAAAATGTAGAAACTATCATTTTTGAAACTGATTGCGATATTCAGGAAACCAACAAACTCTTTAATTCGGGTGTTGTTACGCTAGGATATACAATCTATTTTCCGATGCCAACGAAAGAAGGAGGAGACGAAAAAGATGAAGAATATATTCCAGAATGTTTAAATGCTGGCATTCGTTTCCGTGGAAAAATGTACGGAATGGACGTTGACGGAATGGTTATTGGCATTTATCCGACACAGATGCACGGATGTGTAGCTTACATCAAGGGTACTGATATTTAGTTTTTTCATCATAAGGTAAAATGTATTTAGGATAACAAGGTATGGCACAGAGGATTAATCGTAGATTATCTCGAATTGAGAATTTCTTTTCGATGCTTCTTACTAAGGGAAAAATCTCAAATAATATATTTGTTGGAGAATTGCCACCTACAACTAGTAAGAACTGGGATGATTTTGTCAATGTGGACGTTGGTCAGCAAAGAGATTATGGCGGTTATTCCTCTGGCTATGCTAACATTTATCTCTATGCAAGACCAAAAGGAACTCCACTTAGAAAGAATGTAAAGTTACTTGATAAGATGGAAGGTATTCTTGACAAAATCATTGAGGAATCAAGAGACGCAAACTATACAATCAGTACATTATACCGTGATAGCGGATATGACTCAAACCGTCAGTTTCATTTTCAGATGATTTCTGTTTCGGTTATTGTACGTTAATTATCTCATTTATTTAGGATAACAATTTAAACTCATAACAATATGACAACGAAAGTTACAAGTACAGGCGCAGGTGCAATCAAGCTCTCTAAGCCTTCACACATTATTGTTCGTCCATTCAAAGGTAATGTGGCTGGTGACGAATATTACGATTTGGACGATGTTGTTCGCGATACCACATCTATCTCTCAAGACGATAACAATACTACCGATATTGAGCGCGAGACTTCTGATACTCCTATCATGTCTATCGTGACAACTGGTAAGTATCAGTTTGCTGCTGAGGTTGCAGATACTCAAGCTCCTGTATTGACTGCATTGTGCGGCTTTACAAAGGGTACTGATGGTAAGATTTACGCTCCATCTGGTTACAAGCTGATGTATGCAGAGGTCGCAGTAGTTTTTGACAACGCAGACGGTGCTACACACACAGCATTGATTCTGCCTAAGTTGCAGCTCAATTCCAAGACAACCATTGAGTCTCTGAACTCTAACTTGGCAAAGGTTGCGTTGGCTGGCACAGGTCAGTTGGTTGAGGTTAAAGATGGCAGTGTAACTCGCAAGACACCATTCTACATTGACCCTGCATACACATTGCCAGTTGCTGGTGCATAGTGTAGATTCTTCAACAATTCTCGACTATATACAAGGGGCGGCGGCTTTAATGCTGTCCGCTCCTTTTTAAGTTTTATCATTTATGGCTGAAACATTATACAAAAAAGCATTAAAGCTTATTACGAAGGAATTAGACAAGGATGCAAAGAATGTGTTAAGAGAATGTATTCAAGAGATTACGTACACACATCGAACATACAACCTCTATGATTCTTACGGATATGGCATTTATGTCGAAGGCAAGCTTGAAAAGATAGGTTACTTATCATCCTCACCAAAAGCATCCAAAGGCAAGAATTGGTATGGAGAAGAAATTAAAGGTCGTGAGGCGATAAACGAATATCTCAAAAACGATTATTCCCCTAGTGGAGTAATTGATTTGGCAGTTGTTGCGACTATGCCATACGCTAAGATATTGGAAGATGGCGGTGGTAATCTGAAACAATCTTACAGAGTTATTTCAATGTCGTTTCAAAAGCTACAAAACCTATCCAAGAAGTATAATGGAACAGTAAGTGTGATTAGAAAGTAATTCATATATATGGGAAAAGTATATAGAGCACAAAAAGACCCGAATAAGGCTAAGAAACAAGCTATAGAAGACGAGAATAAGGTGTTACCTAGTTCTCCTTTGTCTGATGCTGCAATGGAACGTCTGGCGCAAATTATGAATGATTCTCCTACAATTGTAAAACTACAAGGTACAGAGTGGGAGATAAGAGCATTGAAGCCAGGCACTCAATGGATGATTGCAGAGGAGGCTTGCAAGATTGTCAAGGGCGAAAACTTATCAATGGGTGACGTTATCAAGGAGTTTGCTATCAATATTCCATCGGTGGCAAGAGTAATCACACTATCCTTGCTAAATGACAAGAAACGCATTGATTCTGAGGAATACCAACAAGTTTACGACCAGTTGCTTTGGGGAGACTATGACATCAAGGATTGGGCAACATTACTCGTTGAGATTCTCAATTTGCTAGATGTGGATTTTTTCTTCGCGAGTACCAATGTGATTCAGACCGTCCGCAATCAAGCTCTGATGAGGAAGAAGCAAGCAGCCGAATTATCCCGTCACGAACAGAATACGGACAAATGATAGATTTCTTACGTGCCAACACATGGTGCTCGCAAGAAGAATATAAGTGGAGAATGACCGTTCCGCAGATTCGCCTTGCGTCTATGGATTTTACTCATATAGAGTATATTCCGTCAGACAAAGACAAAAATCAGAAGAACGACAAATTAAAGAATGCAAAGGTAATCAATGGTGCAGAGGATTTACGAAATCTCAATGACCTTGGAATACCTATTTTATAAACTCTTAAACTTTTGAATTATGGCAGATTCAGCATTAGGCAGTGCTCTCGCTATCCCTAAGAGTGCATTGGACGCAATCAAAATGGCTGACGAGCGCATTCAGTCTATACAAAACCATTCTCAACAAATGGGGCAAGCTGTAAATAATGCGTTTACATCTACGACTGCTGATGCAAAAATATTTTCAAAATCTCTTGAAGATATTATTATTAGATTAGATGCAATCAATTCAGAGTCTAAAAAGATGTCTGGTAGTTTTTCTAATCTTGGGGCAGAGAGTGCAGCGAAGCAAATAAATAAAATGGGCGGTGCAATTATTCAAGCCGCACAAAATATAGACAGATTGATTAACTCTCAAATGAGCGTTAATTCTATGGAACAACTTGCGGCTAAGTATGCAGAAATCTATGCGGAAAAACGTAAGCAAGCGGAAGAGAAAGTACAACAGGCTAAACTGAAAACGCAAGAGGAAATCACAAAGACCGCAATCGCTGAAGAAAAGGCTGCCGCTACAATAGTTGCTTCTGAATCTCAAAAGCAGAAGATTCAGCAGCAAGCAAGCAGATACCAGCAAGAAAAAGCTAGAGCGCAAGCTGAATCAGCAAAAGCAGAACAAGAAGAAATCAAAGCTAAGACTGCTAGTATAAATAAGTCAGCAGAGGAAACTCGCGCTACTATAGCTGAGACAAAGGCAACAAAAGAGAAAATCAAAGCACTTACAGAGGAAGTCAAAGTTCAGACAGAGACCGCAAAAAAGCAAACAGCACAAGCAAGACTCTCTGTAGAGGAGGCGCGCACAAAGAAAACAGAAGCGCAAGCCCATCTTTCTAACGCGCAAGCTATCGCAAAAGAAGCAAGGGCAAAAGAGTTAATAGCTAAAGCGCAACAAAGTGCAAATAACGCCAATAACAGAACTACCAACTTTTCTGATTTTAAGGGTGTTATTAGCCAGTACGCAAACGCATCATCTTTGAGAGAGCACGCAAAAGCGGTAAAAGATTTGAAACAAGCGAGATTGTCGCTTATAACAACTGACAACAACTACAAACAGAATCTTGCATCTGTAAATGCTGCTATACAACATCACTCAAACGTATTAAAGGAGGCAGGTGTAAATGCTCGCGCATTGACCGAACAAACATCATATATGGCTGGATATATGTCACGTTGGGCACAGCGTATGGCATTTGCATTCTCAGTGGGTTCTATCAAGAATTTTGTCGAGCAGATTGCATCAGTCAGAGGTCAGTTTGAACTTTCAGAGCGTTCACTCGAAGCTATCTTGCAGAACAAGCCAAAGGCAGACGAGATTTTCAACAAGACAGTAGAACTTGCCGTTAAATCACCTTTCCGTATCAAGGACTTGGTGGATTACACACGACAACTTTCCGCTTACCGAATTGAGTCTGATAAACTTTATGATACAACCAAGCGACTTGCCGATGTTTCAGCAGGTCTTGGCGTTGATATGGGAAGACTTATCCTTGCATACGGACAAGTCAAGGCTGCTGCATACCTTCGCGGTTCTGAGGTTCGTCAGTTTACCGAGGCTGGTATTAATATGTATGGCGAGCTGCAACAATACTTCAAGGAAGTTAAGGGAGAAGCGTACACGACTGCACAGATTGTTGATATGATTTCCAAGCGTAAGGTCACATTTGAGGATGTCGAAGCGATATTCCAACGCATGACCGATAAGGGTGGAACATTCTACAATATGCAAGAGATTCAGGCTGAAACTCTCCAAGGTAAGATTTCCAACTTGAAGGATGCTTTCGATGTGATGCTTAATGATATTGGCAAGGCTAACGAGGGCACAATGAAGGGAATGGTAAGCTGGGGTACTTCTCTGCTTGATAATTGGAAGACTCTTGCAGAGATAGGAAAAGCTCTTATACCTATTCTTATTGCTATAAAAGCTAATTCTATGTTTGCAAAGACTAGTCTCGGTCAAGCTTTTTCGCAAGCATCTGGCACAGGTATCGTGAGATACAAGGCTCTTTTCGTAAATTCCTTAGATGGAATGAAAAAAGCTCTTAAAGATTTTGGCGGTCTCGTTAAAAGTTCATTATCAGGTATCGGCGTAGGTCTTGCAATTTACGCTGTAGCAGAAGTAATAACTACTGTTTATGATAAAATTTCCAAGTACAACGAAAATGTACGTAAAGCCGAAGAAGAAACCATAAAGGCAAAGGGTGAAATAGGTGCTTTAGCTGGAACGTACAACGACCTTGCAAATGCAGCCACAAATGCAAATAGTAAATTAGGAGGAAAGGATTTAGAGAAGAATATTGAGGATAGACGTACAACGTTACAAAAGCTTATTGATGCCGCATCAAAAGACGGACTGACTTTTAAAATCAATGTAGATAGTCTCGATGCAAACCAACTTAACGCAACTTTCAGTAAGGTTGAAAAAGAGTATAAAGATTTCATTGATAGCATTGAGGTTATCAGAAGAAATTACGACAAGAATGATGCAAAAAACACTTGGTTTACTGATGGACTTGATGATGATGCGGACGATTACAAGGATGCCGTGATTGATGCTCTCGCAAAGTCTTCACAAATGGAGAGAGTTGTAGCAAACATTAACGCGAACTACAGACAAGCCACTTCGACTACAAAGAAATACTTTGATGAGATACGTGCAGGTCAAAAGGATAACGAATCCAACATTGACTATATGACACGTATGTATGAGTTGATAAAGAAAATCAACATAGCACAAGGCGGCAGTGACTATAAAATGCCATCTTTCATTGGTACTTCGCAAGCAGATTTCAATGACCTTATCCGTGCAATGAACAGCGTGCAAGATAAGGCGCAAGAATTGAACAGCGAATTTGATGCAGTATTTGGAGACCTTAGAAAAAAATATAGCAATAACCCTATAAAGATACAGGGCGTAATTGACAGAATTGCAGCCGAGCGTGATTGGAATCAATACGAGAGAGACCTTGCTTATAGACACTTTGGCATCAATGTTTCCATCAATAAAAACTCGATGGAGAAAGAAGTAAACTGGGTTGATGATTATCTCTCTGGTTTCTTTGCAAAGAAAAAGTATGGTATCAATCTCGTTGTCAAGGAGATTACAAACGATAAGGCTCTTGAAAGTTTCCTTGAAAAAGGTGATGATGCGGCTAAAGCCGCAAAGAATTGGCGTGAACTCGAAAAACGTTTGGCTTCCGTAGGAAAGAACACGAAGAAAATCAAAGTTGATGATTCTATCCGAAAGATGTTTAAAGCAGGTGACCCACGTTTAGGTGGAAACACTATAGATGTTTCAACTTTGCGCCAAATGGTTCGCGAATACAAAAATGCTGCAACTGACACCGCAAAGGGATTAGGAGTGAATCCTTTTGAAAAAGAAGACAAAAAAGCAGCAAAAAATGCGGCAAAAGAACAGCGCGATATTCTCAACGAGCGCATTTCTCTGTTGAAGGATATGAGTTCTGAATATCAGAAACTCATTAAATACGAAGGCGAAGAGCAAGCTACAGCCGATGTTCGTAAGCACTTTGCGTTGGCGGCAAAGAATGTTGGTATGAATATAAACAACTTTATCCCAGACCGCCAGACTATTGCAAAGAAGATAGAATATCTTGCAAGCCAATATAAGGAACTCGGAAAACGTGGCAGCGCCTTACGCAACGCCACTGAAATCCGTCTTGAAATTGATGAGGAATATTTCAAGCAACAACTTGACGATGCGAAGAACAATGCGCAAGAAGCATTCTCACAGCTCGATTTGTTTAAGAAGCTCAAAGGAGAAGGTCTTTCTGATAGCATCATCAAAAGTATGTTCGGGGATTTGACTTCTTCTTTCGATGATGTGCGCAAGTCTATTACAGATGATTTTGAAGCAAAATGGGGTAAAGACCAAACTAAGTGGGGTGATGATGTTGCAAAGGAATACGCGTCACAAATGCAGAAACTTGATAAGGAAGTCTATCAAGACCAAATTAATCAAGCACAAGAGCTGATTAAAGCATACAAGCAGCAATTGACAGACCAGCTTCAACTCGATAGATGGTATATCAATGAGCGTTACAAGTTGCAAAATAATGCGAATATTGCTAAGAATCCTGAGTTACAGAAGCAGTTGAAGGAAAACTTGGATGCCAAATACCAGCAGAAAACAAGCAAGAATAACTGGAAAGAGTTTCAAAACTCGGACATGTATGTTCGTTTGTTTGATAATCTAGAGCAGGTTTCATCAAAGGCTCTTGACGCAATGGCAAAAAGATTGCAAGCTATTCGTGTTGATTTAAAAAATCTCGACCCTAAAGATGCAAAGTCTATTGTTGAACAGATTAATAAGGTCAATGAAGTTCGCAATTCACGCAACCCTTTCAAGGCTTTCACTAGCGGACTTAAAGAAATTATTAAGGCTGGCAAAGACTTAAAGAAGTCGGGCGGCGTAGAAAAGTATGTAGAGCTTAACGGACTTAGAGCAGATTTGACGAGCAAATTACAGAGCCAAAATGCCTATGTTGAATCTTTGGAACAGGAATATAACGAACTGACAAAGATTAAGGATGCGGACGAAAACGTTGTTTCAGCTTTAAAGTTGAAGTTGGCAACCAACAAAGGCATTCGCGACTCTTTAAAATCTCAGTTAAACCTCACCGATGAGCAGATTGCAAAGCTCGGAACGATTATGACCGAGGAAGAGCAGGCAAAAGCTAAGTTCTCAAAATCCGTGACGGATATTACAGATGTAGTTTCTACAATGGCTAACTCGTTTAATGCTCTGTTTGAAGCACTTAGCGGTTCTGATGCAAATTTGGAGAACACTCTGGATATTGTCAGCAACATCGGTCAGGCGGTCGGTTCGTACTATAGCGGAAACTATGCAGGTGTCGTGTCGGGCGCAATGGGCGCGCTTACAGGCGTAGCTAAACTCTTTAGCAACGAAGGAAAGATTGATAAGGAAATTGCACGCCAAGAACGCGCTGTAAATTCCTTGCAACACGCTTACGAAAAGCTTAAAAAGAGTATGGACGATGCCTTTGATACGCAAAAGCTCTACGAATACAACCAAAAATCGGTCGATGCCCTTAAAAAGCAGCAGAAGGCGTACCAAGAAATGATTAATGCAGAGCGCGGTCGCAAGAAGCCCGATAAAGGTAAGATTCAAGAATGGGAACAGCAGATTGATGATTTGAACACTACAATCAAAGAATTAGGTGAGTCTGTGACAGAAGCACTTGGCGGTTTCGGTTCTCAGTCTAACTATAAATCTGCTGCTGAAGCTTTCTCGGAAGCGTGGGTAGATGCTTTCAATGAAGGTAGTGATGCACTCAAAGCACTCAACAATAAGTTTGACGAGTATTTCAATACAATGCTCACCAAGCAGTTAATGAATAGAGCTACTTCAAAATACATTCAGCCTATCCTTGAAGCATTCGACAAAGCGGTATCTGAGGGCAGCGAAGGTGGAAACAATGGTCTTGACGTTACCAAGAAAGAACTTGAAGGTATCAAGGAGCTGAAAGACAAGAATCTTGCATTATTCAATGAGTATGCAAAGAACTTGATGGATGTTCTCAACGTCAAACCTGCTGGCAGTCCAAATATCTCTGCTTTGCAGCAAGGTATTCAGTCTGTTACAGAATCAACCGCACAGGCGTTGGAATCGATACTCAATTCTCTCAGGTTTTATGTAGCTACTCAACAAGCAGACATTCGTATCATCCGCGACACTCTGTTAGAGAAGCTCGGCAATAGTATCAGCGCGATAACACAAGATACATCAAGCAGTCCTGTACTCATTGAGTTGAGATTGCAGACAACAATACTTACTGATATTCGCGACACTCTGACCAGCTGTGTAAAGGGCGGTCACAAGCAAGGAAGAAATGGTATCAAGGTGTTTATGAATTAGTTTTCAGTGTTCTATATATAAAATTAGGGCAAGCTCGGTTTCACAACTGAACTTGCCCTTTTTAATCAACATAAATCTAACTAAACCTTAACTAATATAAAAAGTAAAATTACATTTTATGACTGTGTGTACCGCCGTACACTCTGTAAACAAGAAAATAATATAAATATTTTTACCAAACTTTGCTATTTAAATGAGCCGTAAGACGTTATTTCTGCTCGTCCTTACAACTATTCCACTCTGATGTGTAAACGTGCCCTAACGTCATATTTACGTCATCGTAGCCAATGATTTTAACATCATTATCCTCTCCGTACTCTATAAGGTCACATTTTCCTTTGCATTCGATGCAGACTTCACTCTTTCCACACACATAAATGCGAGTAACCATATTCTCAGGAACTTCAATTTCCAAATCCTTGCAGTACGCGACTAGAATAATCGTAGAGCGCGCCTTGATAACTCCATGAGAACCTATATACATTTCGCTAGTATATCCGTGCTCGTTACATTGGTAGAATCCATTGGCAAACTCACCAAACTCTTTCAAAAGGTACTCTTTTGACAATCCCCATCCGAAAGCAATAGAATCAGCCATAAACTCAATTCCGTTAGAATCAAGAGCCATATTTATCAATTCTCGCTTACTCGCGGCAGAATCCCATTTCCCTTTATATTCTCCGCACAATCCCAATCTTAGGGCATTGCGCTTCAACGTCAATAATTCATTGCTATTCCCCATACCATTCTCTCAATCTATCGTTAATTAAAGTGTTCACATACGCATAGGTTTTATCGTACCCGACAAGCTCGTGGCACTTGCGGACACATCGCATAGCAGATTTCTCATTGATGTCCGCGCGCTGTGCGATGACGGCATAGGAAAAGCCATAGCGATTGTGTAGAACGTCAAGAACAAAGTTCCTTGCTACCGCTCTCGCAAAAGGAATGTTAGTATTGCCGACATATAAATCATCTGCATTCACTCCTTCCTTTTCCTCAGTACTCATAGCCGTGTTCACTTGTTCGCAAACCATCCGCTCTACCTTATCCATTGTATCATTACCTAAGTACATCATAGCCGTTAAATCTTATTTTTATCTTTATAAACGTAACCTACCGTATCACAAGGATATTTATCATCTGGTGATAAAACACCTGCATCTTCCATCTTCTGTCTGAAATCCACAGAAACCATAGGCACTAACTTGTGTAATCTAGAACCATCGGCGGCAGCCCAAATCGGCTTTAGATACTGAACAGGATTCTTAACCTTTACACCATCCCATTTGATTCCGTTCTGAATGAATGGTATAAAGATACCGTCTCGTTTCACTCCGTTAGCATCACACATCCTTACAATCCTGTAATCTCGGAATAGTCCGTATTTCAGTTCTATATACCATTCATTATACATAAGCTATTCCTTTCCCTGATTAAGAGCCTCGGCTGCTTGCTCTGCCAATATTGCTTGCTGACCGTGCTCAAAGTTCTTCTTCAAGTCTTCCTCTGTCTCTTCGGAAACTGGAGTGTTCATTACAGTTTCCAACTCTTTCTGCATACGACCGATGTAATCAAGTTTTTCTTTTGCAAATTTTGCAGCATCATCTGCATCAGTGAACGCTGTAATCGGATGAGTAATGTTGGCTTCTGTAATGATAACCATACTATCAAGCATATCCTGATAAGTAACATCTGTCTCAGGGAAAATATCATTCTCTTTCCCCTTTACTTCTTTCTTCATCGCGACAAGATTTTCAAGCCACGCGAATGTTGTAGTGGTAAGCGCGTGCCCTTCCATATCAACACCTCCCCAACGCTTAAAACGTGCTTCAAATCCAATATGTGTGTGGAAAATAGCACAATCCTTCAAAATTACGATGAAGAAATGACCGAAGTCGGTAACGCTTTCAACATCTTTTCTGTTGATTCCGACAACAACTTTAAGCAAACCTGCATTGTTGTCAACAGTCTTCTTTTTTGCAATTCTAGCCATAACTATATATTTATTTTTGTTCTACAATCGTTTTGTACTCGAAACCTGTGCAAGATGGATTCTCCTCAGAAGTAAACCTAATCTCATTAGGGTCATTGCAAACCCCACCCTTGAAGAAGAAACAATCCTTGCACGTATATACCAGCGGAATAATGTCTCCGCAAGCATCATCGTCAGGATTTGTGTATGTATATAAGTCTTTGCCCAAGCAATATGGGAACTCAGAATCTTCATCATTCAACAATACGCAATCCTTACAAGTGTATTTAGTCTGTGCCATGCTCCAATAATTTTCGTTTTATGTATTCGGTAGCCATAATCTTATCTTTGCCGTGTCTATAATAGAACGACATAACTGCTTTATACTTTACCCCAGCCAATCTACACCAATCTTTGATATTTTTAGTTTCTCCTCCAATAGTGATATTTATATTATTGCACTTATTGCGGTTTTGAACATCAAAATTCGCCCACCTGCAATTTTCTGGGCTATACCCCTTATTTCCGTCGATTCTGTCTATAGTAAGATGCTCAGTGTATCCATTTTCAATAGACCATTTCTCGAAATTTTTGTAGCAATATTTCCATTCGTCACATACCGTGATATTTTTTAAAGAATAGTACTTTGCTTCGTAGCAATTTGGATTATAACATCTTGTTTTCATGTTCACCCAAATTTCATACAACCTCTTGCTTGCAGGATACTTACATCTGCAACTATTAATATTTCTGTAAAAAGTGGAAATCCATGTTGTAAATTCTTTGCCGCAATCAGGGCAGCGGCAGACAACCTTTTGATTTCCTTTCTCTTTACCGATTCTCTTAACAATCACAACACCTTTACTATTTATTGTCCTTGTTATTGCTTTCATTTTTTATTAAATCAATCTCGTTCTTTATATAGTATATTGCCTTCTCCAAATCTTGGATTCTTTGTTCTTTCTCTGTAAGATTTCTTTCAACCTTACCATTGCGCATAAGGTATTTCAATGCGTTCCCGACAGAAAAATCAAAGTGCTGGCATATCTCGATAGGCTCAACACCGCACAAATCCTTCAACCAAGCGTAATGGGATGGATGAGATACTTGCTCCGTCTTTTTGTTTGCAGATTCGTTTGCGAAGACGGAAACCTTCGCTAATTTATCCGCATCCACACCAATGGATTCATTTCTTTTAGTACATGATATTACACACACTCCATCAGCCATATCAATGACTTCAATGGCAAATGAGTCATATATATTGTTAGGGTCTATAATCTCGATAAACCCAGAACTAGTAATATCTTCCAAATCTACCTTCCTAATCTGCAAGATAGAGCCAATCTTAATATCTTCAATCTTAATCATAATCTATTTCCTTCTATATTAAACACCATAACAAAACCAAAGTAAACCAGCAACTTTCATCTCTTTTTCAGAAAGCAATTCAAAACAATCAAGGTTATAATCCTTACTGACACAAACCCTAATTGGAGGTGCAAATTGTTTTTGTTTCACAGCGATTGTATATAATGATTCATTGGGGAAAACTGAATTTACATCCTCAACAACCGCGCACATAACCCTGCCATCTTTTCTTACTTCCGCATAACTTTCTATTTTCTGCTTTAGCTTTCCATCGGAATTATTTAGAAAAAACTCTTTTGGCGCAAGAAAAATGTCACCAAGTTTTAATTTCTCGTTTTTATCCATAAGCTATTTCTCTGTTAAACGTTTGTAATACTCCTTACACTTTTTGTAAGCATCCGATTCCGATAACGCCATAGCATCATCAAAGGAAATACTATTATCCATCAAGAACAACCTAACATTCTTATCACCGAGCTTCTGTAAGTCTCGGTTGATATAATGCGAGAATCCGATTTTTGAAGCCTTGACAGTATTCTTTGCTTGGAAATAAAACTCATCATGCTCATCGTAGAACGTTCTTTCCTCGTACACCTCGCACATCACGCCTTTTTCACAAAGCTCTGTGTCATGCTTTGTTTTGTTAAGTTCGTACACGTGAATACCAGTAATGGTATCTATCTTATCGTGACTTCTCCATCCATTCTTTGAAACCTTATAGCAATAATTTCTCATAAGCTATTCCTCCTTATCTTTAATTTCTACGAAATCTCCAATGCCCAAACGAGCCTTGTTGATGCAAGACGCAATCCAGCCAATCAAGTAGGCAGAAGGCTCGCCGCCATGTTCCATACCAATATCATCCTCGATATTTTCGCAGGCATGAGAAGCTTCATGGCAACAAGTCCCCATCCTCATAGAATCCTTGCTTGCAAAATTAATAAATGAACAAAGCTTCTTATTCGCCTTTTCTCTAACTATATCGTAGGTTATTGCGTCATAATTGGAGAAATCAACCTTCAAAACCTCTCCATTTCTACCTTCGAAACACTTATTAGCGTCTTCTTGGTTCAAACCAATAGCGACACATAGCATTCTTGGATAGATAACAGGGTCGTATTCGTAATATCCTTTCTTCTTCATAATTCACGAATCAGTTTAGTTATACGTTTGTATTCCTTAAGAATTGGAGCATTAAACCACTCGGTTTTAACAATATACGTTTTATTCTGTTTTACAACTCCGACAAGTTGAGGATTACCCCATATTCCATACAAATCTATACGATACGCCCCCTTATCTGTGGCAACAAGATAATAAGTCTCTGTACTGATTCTGTCTTTACTCCCAGACGTTTCTACGATTTTGTCAACAGAGTACACCGTAATAGTGTCATACAACTCACGATTGCCTTCTTGAAATCTCTGATTTCTGCTACATAATGCCAATAGCGACACCACTGCAATTAATGCAACTAATAAAAACTTCTTCATATTCTCAACTATTTATGTTAAACATCTTTTAATTCAAGACCTAATAGAAAAAATCGCGTGTTCACGATTATGCAGTCATGGTCTTTGTTTGTTTTAAACAAACCACATTTTCCACCAACATCAACATTACATATATCATACATTCCTTGAACATCGAAAGCAGGTTTCAAAATGGTTTCTTCTTCTCCAACTTCTGCAAGAAAAGGTGTAGGATTCTTATAACGGCTTTCCCAAGACAGAACACCAAATTTATGTAGGAGACAATTATCTTTCCTCACAACATCTTCGTCTTTCAAAAACAGCCATACACCCTTTTTCACTTTATCAAGAATAGCAGCCGCTCTTTCATTATTTGCTTTATAGAAATTTGCACTCCAATAATCCATATCTCAACTATTTATGATGTAATCTACCTATATGATACATAGAGCACACCTTGCACAGGTAGCAAGTATAACCAAGAGACTTTAATTTCGGATTCTGATTCAGAAACTCCCAAGCATCATCCTCTGTCTCGTATGAGACCTTCGCCTTCCATGAATGAACTTTTTTAGTCCAATGTTCGGGGTCTGGTTTGAACGGCGGTACTTTATTAGGATTGTGATGGTTATTCCTCATAGCTCAATGATATTAATGCAACTATCGTCAACTGTGACATAGCAATCAAGTGTCTCGCGTCTGTAGCCACCGAAATCAATAAGAATTTCAGAATCATCACTTGCGCAAATGAACTCTTTGTTGGCAAGCAATTCATCCTTCGTAATGGTTTTCTTAACCTCACTAAAATAAATTCTGCCAACCATAGGTGCATTGATAATGCCACCGACCTTTACAACATCATCATCTGATGTTATATATATGATAGGCAAATCACCTTTTGCATTCTCAAAGAACACGTTATTCAAAAGCTCTGATTTAGTCATAATCTGTTATTTTTTAGTTGATGATGGTTTGCGACCACGTTTCTTTGTCGTATCGCGCTTGCTAGCAGTGTAATCCAATGACGATTTCTTTGGTCTGCCTGGTTTTCGCTTTACAGGAACGGCTTCTTTATTCGGCAACTGCAACGTCTCACATTCCTCATCTTCGCCAAATTCGTTCTCAAACTCTCTTCCTTCACGCTTCTCTGAATCGGCATCATAGGCGCGCTTCCACTTGCGCTTGGCAACCTTCAACTGTTCTTTCTTGAACGCCTCTGATTCCTCATGAAGCTTATCATAGTCTATCTCAGGTGCATCAAACTCACCTTCAACACTGCATTCTGGAGTTTTCTCAACGTCCTTTGATTCCATTTCCTTATGAATGCGGTCTTCCTCTGAAATGTATGGCTCATCGTCAACTTTCTGCTTATGGCTGGCATTATACTCGTCAATGAACTCTTTAATTTCATTCTTAGAGCATCCATCTTTTCTCATTTCAGCCAACTCAAACTCGAACTTCTGACGTTCAACGTCCTCAAATCTCGTTCCGTCCAAATCGCTTCCCTCATTGAGTACGTTGATTTTCTTGTTTTCCTCATCAGCTCTCATCTGTTTGTCAATGGCAATCTCCAATAACGCGTGATTAACGTCCGATTCCGTCATTTCATCGACCTCATAAGCCCTAGGGTCTTCACCAAGCTCGTTTTTCAGAAAGTTCTTCTTTGCTTCGATGCATCCGCTCGGCAAAAACTGAGCCTCATCAAGATACATGTAAGGATGAATGCTCTTGATAGACATGATAGGACTCGGTGTTCCGAAGTCTTGCAAAAGCTTCATGTATTTGTCCGCATTCTGCTGATAAATACAGTAGCATTCCTCCAAATTGCGCTTCTGAACAAGCACAACAGCCATTATCCAGAATGGGTCTTTACCATCCGTGTAGCGTTTCGGCAATCCCTTCGTCTGCAACGATGCCGCTTCCAACGCCCTGTCAAGTGATTCTTCCTTTATTCGCATACATTCTCAACTGTTTAAAAGCATCCACCGACCGTAGAAGGAACTCGAACCTTCTGTTTGCCTAGACTTGTATCTAAGAAGATACGTCCTACCGCCTTGCGGATGCTGTAGTTTCTATTTTCCGCCATTCTTCAACCAATCTTCAATCGTGGTACTGTCACCATCAAACGACTGACCGAAGACGTTTACCAACTTGACCGAACAGAGCAGATACGGAATGTTCTTGATGTTATCCGTTGATGGCTCTGTAGCATCCTGCACCAAAAACAACGCTTTCTTCTGTCTGTAATCGTCATACCACAGGATAAGCGCACCCTCCAAGTAGGAATACAGACTATCCCATGCTTTCTCGGCAGCTTTTATCTGCTCAGTAACGGAAAGCTCTGTAGTTTCATCAACATCATACCCGAACACGCAGACTGACAACGTAACGTTGGTGCTCTCATGCCTAGCATTCGGGTCAACAAACACTCTCAACGCATCACTCTCAGGATAGCTTTCGGTATATACACCCTTCTGCTTACCCTTTGAGTTCAATCCGTCCAATGACTTGTAGCGGACAGAACCGCCGCCGAAATCATCCTCCAGACTCTTACGTACTCCGTCTGCCTTCCAAGCTCCCTGCTCGGACTTCAAGTAACGCTGTATGTAGAATTTCTTATCTGCCATATTTCAAAGTCGGTAATTCGTAAATCAAACATTTATGCTGCAAATATACGCCAAAAAAACAAGCCAAAAACGAACTTTACATAGTTTAACAAATTGCAAATTTGTACCATTTTCCCCATATCCCCAATTAAATATATGTTATCCGCATAAATCTGATTTTTCATATTGAAAATTTAACATTTCACACAATCCCCATATAATAATAACACGTAAATAAACCATTGTACTCTCGCGCGCAGCCGTAGTAGGGGATGTCAACCCCTGTATATAGTAAACTATATACTCATCCCCTAAGAAGAATGCTTCGCAAACAACCCCTAATGATAGTCTAGTGAAAACTGCAATCTATAAATAGCAAAAACATACATTAAACCCGAAAACGACCTTACTTTTCCGCAAAAAATTAAAATTGATGTAAAAAGCTCGATAATTGAGTTCTAAGACGTTTAAAATACTCTGGTGGTAAACTATAACGCGAAGCTGCATAAAACGCTACCTGACGCACAGAAATAGCTAAAAGTAGATACTATGAAACTTTATGCAAAAGAAAAAGTAGATATGATATTCTCAAAAATGCTCAAAATTCGGTAGAAAAGCTGAATTGATAAAATCATAGTATTTTACAAAAAAATAAAAAATAAAAAAATAAAAAATTTTCGGAAGAGAGCTGACCCACCATGCGAGTGCCAAAAGCGGGGGGTGGGGTGTGTTTTGCCCTATATAGGTGTAAATCTCTGAAAATCAATACATTATTTGCGACAAAAAGGGACATTTTACGGCAAAAAACGGCAAAAATAGGCTTTTTCGTTTCTGTTTTCGTTTTCTGTAAATTATCCAAAATAAGAGAAAAAGCAAAGAAACAAAAAGTAAAAAGATATAACGTTTCCGCAAAGGTGCAGAAAACTCGAAATTCCCAAAAAGTTTTCTATTTACCATAATACTTTGCATAAACATACATTTTAAACTTGCATAAAAATACAGAAACTTGCATAATGTTTCACGCGCAAATTTTGTGGAACAAAAAGCGAGTGAAAGCAGACTGCAAACGTTTAAATAGAAAGATAGTATAACATATATCATCAAGCGAGAAAAAGCCTATAAACGGCAAATAATACGCTTTTAGGCGTTTTCCTATATATAAGGTACTCGCATACGTACCTAATAAAGAAAACGGCTGCAAAGGTGCAAAGATAGGGAAAAACAGATAAAAGCGTATCTTTGCACCTATTTAACCTATCATATTGATATTTCAGAGATAGCAAAACGATGTCTTTATTTATTACCAACAAGAAAAAGCGAGAAAAAACACAAAAAATCTCATATTTTTTTGCTTAAAAGTTTTGTAGTTTCAGATAAAAGCCGTACCTTTGCAGCAGATAAAACAAACAAGGGTATCTAAAGCAAGAATAATCCTTATCACGTTTTAATCATTCGCTCTTTGAAATTGCTTACATGTTAGTGTAATGGAGAAATGGAAACTATCTTTTGCCGTGACTATAGCAATATATAGCATTAGACGTTTTATAGGCTCTATTATAAATCACTATCAGAAATCTAACAAATGTTAGTGTAATAATACGATATAGTAGTATTAAGCGGTTTTTATGTTAGCCAACAATAAAATAACATAAGGTAGTAATTATAACGGTTATCCCTTTATAAAGAATGTAGCTGCAAAGTACATTATATATTCAGCGTTGAAACATCTTAAAGTGAGTAGCGAAAAGTTGGAGTAGCGAAATAAATTAGATGATAAATGAAAACCAAAGAAATATATATACATACTAGATGCAGGCGAAAACATCGGCTTTTCTGCGAGTTCGAGTCTTGCAAAGGGAACAAATTAGTAACAAAAATAAAGCAATATGAAAAAGGTAACAAAAAAGCAAACAGTTTCTTATATGGCACTCGAAAAGGTTGCTAGATTACAGGAGTTGTTAAAACTGACTCAAAATGCAGAAGTTGTAACATATAGTAAAAACTATACTCCTGACGCTTACGATAAAAATCGTAAATTTATAGATGATACCAAAAAAGAAATTTATTCTTTGCTTGAGCGTATCAAAACAAATATAGAGTATGTTTAAACAAAAAAAACCTCCAC